GAACCTCGTCCAGCAGCAGTTGATGAGGGCACCGACACCTATGTTGGTATTTTATTGAGCGAAGAAGATTTTCGTAAGCTCCTGCAAGATAAGATAGATATTAATGCAAAAGTTGCAGAGTGTGATGTAGATAAAAAAGTTTGCACGGAACTACAGGGTCAGTACAAATCATACATTAACAACCTGCACGAGGCAATTAAGAAAGACAACACCTGGTTTAAAAGAAATAAGGGTGCTCTTGGTCTTTTATCTGGTATTGTTATTGGGGTGGGAACTTCTATAGCTATTGTTAAGGCGGTTCAGCCAAGTCAATGAAGATCCGGAAAGATCCCAACACCATTGCAGCTATTGAAAAAGCAATAGCTGAGAAGTATGGAAAAGATACTGTCCAAGATTTCCGCAATGAGTGGGAAGAGGGTAAAGAAAAAGAATATCTCAACCAACTAAAGGAGATGAGGATTAAGCGGGATAAAGTCGCTACCTCCAAACAAGAGTTTACCGTAGGTGACATCAAGATTACAAAAAGAAGAAACCGCCAAAAAGATGAGCGCACCTGCCCTGTCTGTAAAACATATTCATTTTCCAGAAGAGACGACCTATATATGAATAGGTTTGGTTGCTGTTACGACTGCTACATAGACTTCGTAGAATTTCGTGAAGAAGCGTGGAACAATGGCGAACGACCCACACAAGAGCATATAGAATATGCTATAAGGAGAAGAAAATAATGGCTACTGTCCTAGACGTAATTAAAGGTTTGAACCAAGCTGCTGCAAATGCATATGATGGTGCTTTGGATGAAAACGGAGAGGCTTTGCAAGTAGGTCTTAATCGTGAAGAGGGACACCCAATCATTGATAGCCGTCTTATTGATGGTTTTAAGGTTCGCTTTGCTGGTCCTAAGATGATTGTTACTTATCAAAGTGAAATGCGTGTAGATGAACTGCATCCTCGCAATCGCTTTGAGAACGAAATTGAAGGAAAATTCGCAGACATTATAAAGTTCCTTAAAAAAGAATATAAGGGTATCACCAAAGAATCAGTAACACTAGAGGACGACTCTCCACAAACTGACATTATGGTACAGACCACATCTCGCAACCATACTTGGGTCCAAGCCAAGAAACAGTATGCGATTGGTGGCTTTGACGGAGTTGAATCTATTCGTATGGGATCAGAGCGAGCGGCAGATCGTCGTCACAAAGATTATCACAAGCAGTTTCAGGATTTCTTTAAAACAGCCAAGGCAAAAAAAGCCTCTAATGATAAGGCTAAGAAGAACCCAGAAACGCCAGAGGGCTAAATGTCTCTGAACAAGAAGGAAATGATGGCGCAGATCATCCGCTGCGGTAAAGATCCTGCCTTCTTTTGTAAAAAGTATGCAAAGATCTCTCACCCTATGAGAGGATCTATACCTTTTGATCTTTATGATTTCCAAGAAGAGGCTCTGAAGGATTTCAAAGAGAATCGTTTCAGTGTAATTTTAAAAGCCCGCCAGTTAGGAATCTCAACTACCGTAGCTGCTTATGTGGCCTGGCTGATGCTTTTTCATAAAGATAAGAATGTTCTTGTTGTAGCCACTAAACTCGGCACCGCTGCAAACCTTGTTAAAAAGATTAAGGCTATACATAAAAACCTGCCACCTTGGCTAAAAATTTCTGACATTGCCATTGACAACAGAAACTCTTTTGAGCTTTCCAATGGGTCAATGGTTAAAGCCTCTTCAACTTCTGGTGACGCCGGTCGTTCGGAAGCCTTATCTCTACTTGTAATTGATGAGGCTGCTTTTGTTGAGGGCATTGATGAACTGTGGGCAGGTTTATATCCTACACTATCAACAGGTGGACGCTGTATTGCTCTTTCCACTCCTAATGGTGTAGGCAACTGGTTTCATAAAACCTATACAGAGGCTCAAGAAGGAAAAAATGATTTTCATACTATCCGTTTACCGTGGCAAGTACATCCAGAGCGAGACCAGGCATGGTTTGAGAAAGAAACCCGTAACATGTCTCGCCGAGAAATTGCCCAAGAGCTTGAGTGTAATTTCAATGCTTCAGGTGACACTGTAGTTCATGGCGATGATTTAAAATTAATATTACAGAATGTAATTGAGCCAAGACATCAGACAGGGTTTGATCGTAATTACTGGATCTGGGAAGAACCTCAGCCCCATGGTGACTATATTTTAGTTGCCGACGTGGCTAGAGGTGATGGTTCAGATTATAGTGTAGCACATATTTTTGATGTGCAAAGTATGAATCAAGTGGCAGAGTATCAGGGCAAAATAACACCAGATATGTTTGCTCCATTGTTATTTTCCATGGCTTCAGAATACAATGATGCTCTTTTAATTATTGAAAATAACTCGTTAGGGATTGGTGTTTTAAGTAGACTGCAAGATTTAGACTATAAAAATTTATATTATAGTGTAAAATCTACACATGAGTATGTTGATGAGGTGTCCGCCCATGCCCTTGGCGGGGTTGCAGGATTTACGATGTCTATGAAAACCCGACCACTTGTTATTTCGAAGTTTGAAGAATTCGTGAGAAATAAACTAATTACTATTAATTCAATGCGCCTTGCGAATGAAATTAAAACATTTGTATGGCACAATGGAAGACCGCAAGCCATGAGGAGCTATAATGATGACCTCGTGATTGCGGCTTGTATTGGTTGTTGGGTAAGAGGCACAGCCTTAATGGCAAACCAACGGGAGGCAGAATACAAGAAGGCACTATTGACGAGTATATCCGTATCGTCTACTAGTCTTAATACTAAGATTCATGGACAACATGGTTTTAAAGGACAAAAGACATCATTTAAGGGCAAAGACGGAAAAACTCATGACCTGAATTGGATTATTAAAGGATAAACATGGCTGACAATCAAAATAATAACAACAAGAATAATGTGAACAACCCACGCAACAATCAATCACCATTATTTAAAAGACTGACTCGTCTTTTTAGTGGACCAATTGTAGATTATGATAGACCATCTGTCGTTCGTGCTACTCGTCGTGATATCACAAAGTATAATTTTACCTCTAGCACTGGTAAAGAGTTTAAAAAGAAAGAATATTATAATCCCTTTGGGGATATGACCAATAAAGTTTTATACAATCGCAACAAGCAGATGCGATATACAGACTTTGAACAAATGGAATACATGCCAGAAATAGCATCCGCATTAGATATTTACGCAGATGAGATAACTACGTCCACAGCTTTTAACCCTATCATTAACATTGATTGTCACAACAGGGAAATAAAAGACATCCTTAACACTTTGTTATATAATGTACTTAATTCAGAGGCTAATCTTTTCGGCTGGGCTCGTAGTGCATGTAAATATGGTGACTATTATCTTTATCTTGATATTGATGAAAAGATGGGAATTACAAATGTAATCCCATTGCCCGTGCGAGAAGTGGAAAGGATTGAAGGAACTGATCCTACAAACCCTAATTATATTCAATATTTTTGGCAGAACGCTGAGGGCAACAGGGGTGTGACCTTTGAGAACTGGCAGGTATCTCATTTCCGTGTCTTGGGTAACGATAAGTATGTTCCTTATGGCACATCAGTTTTAGAACCGTCTCGTCGTATTTGGCGACAGCTTACATTATTAGAAGACGCCATGATGGCGTACCGTATTGTGCGATCTCCGGAACGACGTGTATTTTACATTGATGTTGGTAACATGGCCGCAGAAGATGTAGAACAGTACATTGAGCAAGTCAAAACACAAATGAAGCGAAACCAAGTCGTGGATGAGGATAGTGGACGAGTTGACCTGCGCTATAATGCTATGAGTGTAGATGAGGATTTTTATATTCCTATCCGAGGTGCAGCTAGTAACACTAGGATTGAGACACTTGCCGGCGGTCAATTCACAGGCGATATTGATGATGTTAATTATCTCCGTGATAAACTCTTCTCAGCGCTTAAAGTACCAAAAGCTTACCTTGCCCAGTCTGATGCGCAGGAAGACAAAACAACGTTGTCGCAAAAAGATATTCGCTTTGCTAGAACTATTCAACGGCTACAGAGGGTGGTGGTAGCAGAATTAGAAAAGATTTGTATTATTCATCTTTTCACTTTGGGGTATCGCAATAATGACTTACTATCTTTTAAGTTATCTCTGAACAACCCATCTAAGATTGCAGAGCTTCAAGAACTTGAACACTTGCGAACTAAGTTTGATGTAGCTGGTAGTGCCACTGACGGATACTTCTCCAAGCAGTGGGTATACCGAAACATCTTCAAGATCTCCGAAGAGGAGATTGATAGAATTCAGGTTGAACAATTTACTGACGCCCTTCAGGGTGCTGCTATTGAAGAGGCAGGGACTGTACCTGAAGGTGGTGAAGGTGGCGACCTCGGTGGCGACCTTGGTGATGACCTCGGTGGTGACGACCTTGGCGGGGGCGATGAACCTGCTGCTGAGGAGCCTGCTGATGAAGGACCACTTCTTGCCGAGCCAGACATTGAACCAGGACAAAGAAATGATAATGGATATATGTATGTCAAAAGCCCGAAGTGGAAACAAGGTGCTCGCCGACGTAGTATGAACGGTGCTTATAATAGAGAAGGGGCAGGTTCCTCTCGCCGGGCACTATTTAAAGGGTACGGGGAAATGAGTTCTCTGGCTAATGGGATTCATAGCGAAGGACAACAAACAGAAGAAGAACTATTGTTTGAGACACAATATGACATCAAACAGTTAATAAAACAATTGGAAACTAAAAATGAAGGTCAAGCATAATAAAAAACGAAACACAGCTTTTCTATACGAGGCTCTTGTTAGAGAGTTGACAAAATCAGTTGTTGAACAAAATACTTCTCGCTCCGAAAAAGTAAAGAAAATTCTCAAAGAGCATTTCAAGAGTGGGATGGTGTTGTTTAGTGAATTGGGTTGTTTTAACGCTCTTTCACAAAAAGATGAGCTTGATCGCTATAATGCCGAGAAGGTGATATTTCGTGCTAAAAAAGAGTATGAGTCTCTAGATCAACAGGATATCTTTAATGAGCAATCGGCTGTTATAAAGAAGATCAATACTGATTTAGGACGTTTCT